CGAAAAGAAAGAAACTGCGGTATTGGAATCTGGATTGCCAAATTGATTTGCAAGATCCGATTCACTTGTTATTAGTGTTCTTTTGTCTGCTGGGCCCCATCCGAACTGCCCAACAAACGCACCGGCCGTAGTTGATACTGAAGGAACGACAGTAGTTAAGTCGACTTCAGATACATTTACGCCTGGAGAAATTTGAAATGCCATTTTAATCTCCTTGTTTTTATAATACTACTTTGGCAATTAACCTATCTTATATTTATGAAATGAAGAATTTGTAATCACCATCTTTGTTTAGCCAGACATCTCCGCCTTCCACCGTATAATTTTCATTGATTCCGTCATCATAGATACCAAAAGAAGGCATTTCTTCATCTCTCTGATTCATCATCTCCAACTGCATCTGCTTTCTGAGGTCGTGGTTTACAATCTCTTTAAAATATTGTTGTGTAGTCATCCATGCAAACATGACCAAGGTCATTACAATATCGTCTGTGGAACCTTCTTCAGCCTTAAAAGTATTGTGTGAAGACACAAAAGTTGTAAGTTCCGATATGGTGTCGAAGTCCTGTATTATAAGTTTTCCAGATTCTATTAAAGTTTTTAGATTTGAACATCCTATGCGCTTTACTTGACTTGACATTTTAAGCCCAAGTTGTATTCCTCTACCAAAACCTGTACCCATGGCTTGTGCTTTTTTGTTTCCCGTTTCAATTTTGACTACATTTTCATATTCTAAATCTTGGTGTAGAGTGTCCGCAATTTGTGGAGTATTGTTTATTTCTACCAACACGTAAGCATCATTGTAAAGTTTGGCGGTATTGTAGATGACCGTCGGAAACAATATGGGAGAAATTGAGGAACTTGTATACTTTGCAACTTGCTTGTAAGGTACTGTTGAAATATCGAATACCGAAAATGCGGAGTTGTCCAAGTTTCTGCCTTCCGACGGGTCTACGCAAATTGCATATAGATGATCCTTGGTGGAGTCATCGTCACCTTTGACAGGAGCATCATAAATGTGCAACAGTTCATGTTTAATTTTTGGCTCACTGTAGACCAATTGTGCAAGTTTAGAACCTGATATGAGTGTATTGGTTGAACCAAGGAATTCACACTCAAATTCTTGTCGGAATTGTTCTTCCGATGTATTTTTAATTGTCTCTTCTTTCCACTTTTGATCACGCCCAGGAACCATTGACCAGTGAATCTGGAATGGTTTGTAACCATTCTTCTTACCAATGGCATCCATCCAAAGTTTGTAGAATAGGTTCATGCCGTTTGGAGTTGATACGATAATAATCTTTGTTGTAGTACCAGAAGATATAACTGGGTAAACTGAATTGAAGAATTCGTTTGCTATGTTGGCTGGAACGAACGCAAATTCGTCCAAGAATACGACATTGAAAGATCCTCCACGAACTGCTGAAGAAGATGTTGAAGCGGCGATAATCTTAGAACCGTTTTCTAGTTCTACGTTACCTTTGTTCCACGTTACAACACCTTGTTGTAGCCACATTGGAAGGTTTTCATATGCGAGCTGATATTTACCTAAGATTTCTCTTGCAAGAGAACCTTTATTGGCAAGGACTGCAATGTTTTGTGAATCGGTAAACAGTGTCAACCAAAGTAGATATGCAACGGATGTGGTTGTTTTACCAACCTGACGAGGGCATTTTGTGATTACAAAACGATTCTCATGGAAAAGTTGAATCATTTCTTTTTGAAAGTCCCACATTTCAAAGGGCATTAAGCCCTTGTCAACGTTGACAATCTTGATATATTTTGCAGCAAAATATACGGGATTTTCAGAACACTTTATGTATTCTTGTACCTGTTCTTCTGTATACGATAGCTCGACACCTGCTCTTTTTAAGAGTGGGTTATCTCTATATGAATCTTTATTAATCAGAGGCATTCTTACCCTTGATTAATTTTGATAGTTCGGATGTTGACCCGACAAAAATAGCTTTATCGACTGTTACTTTTGCATCGTTGTTTTTCATACCTTTCATTTCACGCATAGCTTTTTGCATGTTCAAAAGTTTTTCATTTGCTTCAGAAGTATTTTTGATTAAAGTTGCCACAACCTCGAAAGCTCTAGGATGTTCAGTTTCAGACGCAATCGCTAAGAGGTGATCGATAGCTTGATTACCTTTTTCGATAAGTTCTTTATAGGTTCTTCTAGATTCCAAATAGTCGGCATCTAAATCGTTTTCAAGCCCTTTGGATACTAAACTATCAGAATTTATTTTTACTGGAGGTTTAGGATTTTCTGTTGGTACGATATCAAATATTTCAGACATGTTCTTATCAAAATTAGACATTTTTTATAGTGTATTTGGAAATTCTGTGATTACGGTAGTATATGTATAATTGTTGGGTAATACTACATTTGAAGGATTAGGTGTCACCGTTATGTTCACCAAGTTACCAGAATTTTCTGAAAAGTTTGAAACTGCCCAATTAGAATTAGTGCTTAAACCAATAACGTTTTGCCCGGCCACAAAATGCCCACTCAACTTAGTCAATTCAAGTTGTCTTGTGTTTGCTATCCAATTAACCACATTAGCGGTAGCGGTAGAGGTTTCATATGAATATCCTTGATATACAATCTCATCATATTTGTATGTGCCATTACCGCCGGCAGACATTGTTGCTACTATGTTTTTATTTTGTAAAGAGTTATCATCTAATATATTGGTGACCGAAGTACGAATAATTTTAGGTTCACTTATAGCACCGTACAGATAACCTTTGATAGTGAAATTTAATGTCCAAATAATTGTTCTGACATTGCCTTCCCAGTTGCCTTCATAGTCAATGTCGTGAGTAACATCTTTCATTATGATAGGAAGCTGTTTTACGATATGCATTTCCGGTATTAAGTTTACCGAAACTGTATAGTCTGGAGTAAAGAATGGTATAATTTTTTCTATAATCTGTGCGCTATCTTCAAAGTTTCGAACGTAAAGATATAAAGAGAAATCGAAATCGAAAGGCACAGGATTCCAAACAGCAAGTGTTGAACCTGATGCTTCTCCAGGATATATTAATCTTTGATTTGTATTAAGTTTTCTTCCTGGATCATATGACATATTCGTCATTTCATATGACATGACTGGTAGAGTAATCTGAACCTTCTTGTCTAAGTTAGGATCACCTTCCAATCTTGAAACATATTTTTCTTTTCCACCATAGAGGATTGGAACCAAAAAATGTTCAAGTTCTTTACCGTTATCATCATAACGAGTCAAATTAATTTGATTGAATAGGTCGCCAAAGGCTACTATCATTTTTCTGATTATTTTATGGTATGAGTAGCCGACGGTCATGATATTCTACCAAAAGGATTAGACTCTGATGTGTCTATAATTACATCAGCTTCCGTTTGAATGACCTTATTATCGTACATTTCTCTGATTTCATTGTCTTTTAATGGATCAGGAGTGTTTGCTGTCGTATAAGAGGCGTTACTTGTATTTCCACGAAGAAGCATGCTGTTAGCAAAAGTTCCATAAATGTCTGTAACTTTCAATATACCTTCACTATAATCCCAGTAGGTGACTGTTCCATATACAGTGTTTGCAGTGTTATGTACGGATTCTCCTTGTATGAAGTTTCCATTGCCTGTATTTTTATCAATGACCAGTTCAATTGAGTATGCATCTTGTGGTACAAGCTCATCAATGATAGGTATACCCACATCGATAGTTTCTTGTGAATACTTGAATTTTTCTAGTTCAAGTTTATAGAAAAATGGATATTTGTTACCTAACACATAGAAAGCTTCTGAGAAATTCACATATTTGATTTCATACATCTCACCAGTCTGAGCAAAAAATGGTATATAAATCAGATCACCTTCTCTGGGGCGTATATAAGTTTGAGGCACCCAACGAGCAAAAGACCTTTTTGAAATTATAACTGACATATTGTTACGTATTTCAAGCCCAAATTTAGAGAAAAATTCTCTCTCACCCTCATATCCATCAACATTTGTTATATACAGTTCGAGAGGATATGCTGCTGTGAATTTTTTCAGAGGGTCTTCACCATAAAGGAGATCCCTAGCTTCTTCATTTATATTGGGTATATAATAGCAATCGACACCATTAATTTTAATGGTTTCGATCATCAAATCTTCAACCAGTCTTTGTTCTGGTGAAGAGTTAAAATTGTTAAAATATAGATTGGTAGCCATTAGTTTAGATAGAAGTC